GGATCGCGACCTTGCGGCCGACCTGGACGCAGGTGACGCTATCGCCAGCGATCTTGGCGCCGCCCGCCGTGCCGTCGAGCGGGATGCACACCATGACCGTCGCGGTGAGCGAGATAATCATCATATGCTTGGCGTTGTTGGCGGTGCCGGTGGTCGCCCAGCCGGACCAGATCACGATGTCACCGACCCGGAAGCCGTTCGTGAAGTAGGAGAGCGCGGAGCGGGTGAAGGTGACCGTGTTGATCGCACCGATGGTGCCGGTGGTGGCCGCCACGGTGATGATGGCCGTGGTGGTGATGGTCGAGCCGGCGACCGAAGCGCCCCGCAGGACGCTTTCCATGAAAGCCTGATAGCCGCCGACCGACAGCTCACCCGAGATCTGGCCCGAGACCGACCGCACGCCATGGCGGAAGTCGCGGCGCTGCATCGACGGCAGGATTTCCTGCGACGTGTAGCTGGCCTTCTGGAGGTCGATGGTCGAGCGGACCCGACGCAGGTTCTGGGCGAGGGCGTCGCCTGCAGAGGCGACCGTCCCGAGGGCGGACTGGCGCCGGGCGACAATGCGCTTAGAAACGCCGACAGCAATAGGCATCATGATCTCCGATCATTGTTGGGGGAGAAAACGGCTGCCGGGCTGGCAAGGCCGGGTAGATGAACGCCCTAGGCGAACACGTTCGAGTAGAACGGGACCCTGACAGGGAGAACGAAGCGGTCGTCAGCCTCGTTCGAGGGGAGCGCGTTGGCGGTCCCCGAAATGACAGTGGTGACCTCGCCGGTCACAAAGGTTCGCCCCCGCGGGAAGGCCTCTCGGATCGCCTGAGCGACCGCGTTGGCGGCGCCTGAGCCGGTCTTCATGGGGTAGCGAAGCAGGATCTGGACGAAGCCGACCTCTCTGTAGAAGCCGTCTCCGAAGGTGGGGTTCTGGGGCTCGCCGAACAGGATGTTGACCTGAGCGTGCGGGGTTCCAGCGACCGGAACGTAGGTCTCGTTCTCGTAGACACCCTTCACCGAGCCCAGCGCGGCCGCCACGGCGACCTCAAGCTGCTGGCGGATCACCACCAGGCTCATCGGTCGATCTCCAGCGCCACGCGCTCGACGATGCCCTGGAAGTCTGTCTCCAGCAGGCCGACGATGCCGTAGGGGGCCTGACCGGACCAGCCGGTCTCCAGCGCCCAGGCGTAGTCCAGGTTGTTGGTGATGAAGTGGGTGTACTTCTGAGGCTTGAGCGGGATCAGATCGAGGTCATTGACCACCGTGCCCCCGGTCCGCGTGGTGACCTTGGGAGACGGCGACGTGTGGTCGTAGAACCAGTTCGAGACGAACAGGCCCGTGTCGATCGGCGAGCGCATGATGATCCGCTTGCCGCACTCGCGGATGATGCGGTTGATCGCCCGCGCCTGCCGCTCGCCGAGGAACTTGTCGAAGTCGCGGATCTGGGCGCCGAGGCTGGCCATCAGGACGCGCCCCGGATGTTGCACTCGAAGAAGATCGCCGTGCCGGCGGGCGCCAGGGGGGCGGCCGAGGTGATCGTGTAGGCCACCCCGTCCGCCAGGGTGACCGTATCCCCGGGGCCGGGGGGTGGGCTGAGGGGCGCGCCCGCGAGCGTCAGGCCGGAAAGCAGGAGGCGCTTGTCGCCGATCTGGATCAGGGCTCCTGGATCGTTGCGCTGCCCGCCGCGCTCGAAAGAGCCGTACTCCAGGACCACGCCTGACGTGGATTGAACCGTATCCGCGCCGGTCGAGACCGTGCTGGTTGCAGGGTCGTAGACGCCCCCGACGCCTGCGCGGGTCAGAGTGATGGACTGCCCCTTCCCCCCCCGGCTGATCGACCCCAGCAGGCGGGCGGCGGTTTCCCTGGCCTGCGTGTCGTAGGCGCTCATCCCCGCACCAGCCGAACGGCGCTGCCACCAGGAGCGGCGCGCGACAGATAGGGGCGAAGCAGATCGTCGATGGCCTTGTAGCGGACGATCTGGGAGGAGTTGGGGTCGTACTCGACCTCGAGCGGCCCGACCTTTTCTTTCAGCACGCCCCGGGTGAGGTCGGCCGCCAGCTCGCTGGAGAGCGCCTTGTAGGCAAGCTCGGCGCACGCCCGCTTGACCTCGACCGGGATGACGGTGTTCCCGACGTAGCCGGGATAGCCCGCGACGCCGCCCTCGCTGTCAGGAACAGGGACCATCGAGCGAGGCCAGTCTAGGGCCTGGTCGGTGAAGGCCCGATAGCCAGCCCAGCGAAGACGGTATTCGCCCGACAGGTAGGTCACCGCGCGTCGCAGGGCCTGTTCCTTGAGCGCGGTCGAGACCAGCGTCCAGTCGGCGTTGCCCTGGTTCGTGTGGTAGGTGTCGGCGTCGGCGACGCTGATGTAGCTCTCCGAGGTGGAGGAGCCGGTCCCGGTCTCAACGATGAGGGCCATGTCAGTCCTCCCGTGTGTCTTCGAGGATTGCCGCGTGGGCCTGAGCCAGCATCAGGAAGCTGCCGGCGATGTCTTGGCTGCCCGCAATGATGAGGTGACCGTCCTGGGTAAACCCCACCAAAGTGACCACGCTCAGCCTTCCGATGTTGGCCTGCAGAACCTCGTCTACCGTGGGGCCTGGGGCTCGCTCGGGAACCGGCGCGCGCCCTGGGAAGTCGATGACCGCGCCCATCAGGTCGGGATGCGAAGGGTGTGGACAGGCTCGCCGCAGTTGCCGTCGAGCAGGCAGGCGATCCGGACGGCCTCAAACGGGTCGAGGCCAGCGAGCATCGCGCCTAGCGCGAACTCTCCGCCCGATCCGATGGCGTAGCAGTTGGTGTCGATGGGGCCTGAGGGGTGCAGGCTCTCGTCGTAGAGCCAGAGCTGGCAGAAGCCGTCCACGCGGATCGCTCGGATCTTCGGCGGATCGCCCTTCCAGTCGTCGACGGCGGCGCCGGCCTTGTACCACGCGAGGAACTTTTCAGGCTCGCCGAGGTCGGCCGAGACGATGCCGAGGATCGAGCCGTCAGGCAGCTCATGAGCTTTCCGCTTCACGCCTGCCGGGGGCATGTACTTGCCCCCATAGGCCCGACTGTCAGAGCACATGACGCCGTTCTTGTAGGCCACAACGCTCAATGCACTGTCTCCAGGCGAAGGGGGGCCAGAGCCCCCGCGAAGAAGCCGACGCCCTGGGCGCCGCAGGTGAACGCGACGGCCTCATCGAAGCTGTCGGTGGGGTCGCCGTCCGCGTCGAACAGACCGGTGATCGGCAGGACCAAGCCGTTCGAGAGGGTGACCAGGCGCTCCCTTTTCAGGAGCGCCTGAGCCACCAGCATCAGGGGGCGCCGGTGTTGTCGCCGACGCCTTCACTCGCCGCGGCGGCGATGACGGCGGCCTTGGCGGCCATGCCGGCCTCAAGCGCGGCGATGATTTCCGGCTTCTTGGTGGCGCCGTTGAGGTCGATCTCTTCCTCGATTGCGCGGGCGCGAAGCTCGGCAATCGTCATGCCATCGAGGCCCGCGGGCTCGGGCGCGCGGTCGGCGCTCTGGTCGGGTGACACAGCCCAGCCGAGGGCGGTGTGGGCGTCGAGGGCGGTCGGGTGGACGCGCATTTTGGCGCCGTCCTTGGCGACAAGGATAAGGGTTTCCGACATGCGGAAGTCTCCGGGATTTTTGGGGGTTACCTGATATGCGCGACAGGCGGCGCGTAGGACAGGGGGAGCGGACCGGACCCTGAGGCCCGGCCCGCCGCCGACTGTTAGCCCATCAGCGTGGCGATGTGATTGGGCTTGATCGCCTGAGCGCCCCAGGCCAGCCGCACGTGGTACACGAGCTGCATGAACTGGCGGTAGACGGCGATCTCGAAGGTGATGCCGGTCACCGGATCGGTGACGAGCATGGTGTCGTCGGCCATGTCCATGGCCCGACCGTCAGGACCGATCGGCATGGCCGGCGGACGCGCGATCAGCATGAGGGCCGACTTCGAGAAGGCCATGTTCGGCGTGTAGTTGTTGCCGACGGTAAGGGCGTTCGCGGTCGGGATCGTGACCAGGGCGCCGGGGGCGCCGAGGACGATGGTGCCGGGGGCCGCGACGCCGGTCTGGACGACGTAGCGGTTGACAGCATCCGCCGCGAACGTGACGGTGTCACCGGCCAGGACGGTGTTGGTGCCAGTAACCAGCGCAATCGAACTGACACCCGGGGCCGTGGCGCCCGAGGTGACGTAGGAGGCGCCGGTGCCCTTGGTGTGAACCACGGGAGCCAGCGAGTTGTGGACGTCGAAGCCTTCCAGGCGGCCGATGACGCCCTCACGCAGCAGGCTCTCGGTGCCGCTTTCGTTCACCTTGAACAGCACAGACTGCTTGCCGCGCAGGTTGGCGATGGCGGCGGAGCCCAGGACGATTTTCAGGTCGGACTGGGGGGCGCCGTTGTCATCCAGGACGCGGCGGACGTTGGCGATGTCCGCGAGGTCGCCCGCCGTGCCGAACGGAGCGGTGCCGGCGAGGCCGACAGCGCGCGAGGAGTTCCGGTAGGCGGCGTTGTGAAGATCGACCTCCATCTCGTTTCCGAGAGCCCGGAAGGCCTGAACGAACTGGTTCAGCAGGATGCCGTTGTAGGAGCCCGCGTTCAGCAGGCCGCGCTGCTCCTCACCGTTCCAGCGGATCGGGGCGTGACGCGACTTGGTGATGGCCATCGAGACGTTGCCGATGGTCTGGTCGCCCGTGTCAGGGGCCGAGACGGCAGCGACGTTGTTGGCGAGCGTCGGGGGCGGAGTGATCGGCACCAGGATCGACTGGTTGAGGGCCGCGCGCTCCGCCGCCACGTCACGCGACGCGGCCGCGATATAACCAATCTGCTCGCGGCTCACGATGTCGAGAGCCTCGTAGATGGTCGGGGTCAGGTTCGTCAGAGTATTGGGCATAGTAATAGCCTTTCAGGGCTGGAGGGGTTGCTTTGGGGGGATGGTTTCTTGGGTCATCCGACCCGAAGCGCCTCCAGCCCATCCGGGCCGTCGGAACGCCGTAACTTGTAGTTCTGAGGTTAGGACTAGCCCTCGGTGAGGGTGTAGCCTTCCTTCATCTTGGCGGCTCGATCAGCGGGTGTGAGCTTCTCGAACGCCGAGCGCGCCAGGGTTTTTCCGCCGGTTCCGCCGGCGCCGCCTTGGGCGCCGCCGCCAGCAGCGATCGACCCCTTGAGGATGCTGTCCTTGTGGGGGTAGCCGTTCACCAGCTCGATCAGCGCCTCGTCGAAGCCTGCCGGCTCGCCGCTGGTGTTGAAGATTTTCGTGCCGTCAGGGCGCGTCGCCACGACTTTGCCGTCCTCGATCTTGAAGGCGCCGCCGAACGTCGCCTGCACCATGTCGACAGGGACAGCGATCTTCTCAGCGATGTACTTCGACCGCTGGAAGGCGCCGCCGATCTTCTCCTGGTGAAGCTGCTGGGCGAGGCTCTCGTTCAGGGCGGTGGCCGCTGCGATCTGATCGGCGGCGACCTTGGCTGCGGCGGCCACGGTGGCCTCTGCGGCCCTCATGGCGCCGATGCGGACCTCTTCCGCCTTGCCCGCCGTCAGCAGGGTGCCAGCGTCGATGTCGGCGACCGTCTGCAGGGCCGCCAGGGCGGCTGCGGGGTCGGTGATGCCCTCGTAGGCCTTGAGGGCGGTTTCAGCCGCTGTCTTGGCCGCTCGGTGGCTGGCGTTCTCGGCCGTCAGGCCCACGACGCGCGTGTAGAGGTGGCCGCCGTCAAGGAGGAGATCCTTGCCCGCCACATCGTCGAAGTAGACCACCTTGCCTTCTTGCAGCACCGCGTGGCCGGCTTCGTCCAGCTTGAGGGTAATCGCCATTTGTCAGGTCTCTCTGGGCATCTGCCCGTCAGGGGCCATCAGGCCCGGTCACCGCGGCCCATCTGGGTCCGCGGCTACGTCAGGAGCGCGAGCGCCCCCGGTAGGGGGTGTCAGGCCTCGGGGGCCTTGGGGTCGTCTTCGTCGTCGCCATCATCTTCCTCGTCGGCCTCCTTGGGAGGCTGTCCGGGCGCTGGCGGCTTGACCTTGGGGGGCTGAGCCCTGATCGCCGCAATCTCGGCCTCAGGGTCGATGTCGGATGAAAGCGTGCCGCGCCGCTGCAGTTCGGTGATGGCGGTTTTGGTGGAGATGACCTCGGCGGCCTCGGCCGTCAGGACCAGGTTGCCGGAGGCGTCGGTCAGCAGGCTGGCGCCGAAATCCTTGAACAGGGTCAGGTCGCCGGCGTCGCCCAGCGAGGCGTAGTCGGCCATCAGTTGCAGCGCCTGGTCGAGGCCGTTCTCGAAGGTCTCGGTGATCCGCTGCAGGTCGGACTTGTTGGCTTCCTGATCGCCTGCGCTCTCAGTCGCAGAGCGGGCGCCGGGCTTCTTGATAAGAAGCTCAGCCCCGG